CGCTGCAGCGGGTACGGCGCCCGGAAGATGCCGCTCGACGCCAGACCATAGCCCATGCCCATCGCAACCCCCTAGAGATGCTTCGCGGCGATGCCCGCGCCGAACCCCAAGGCGCTGCCGATGGAGCTGAGCAGGCTCGCCCGCCGCTGCTCCTCCATCTGCTGGCGCATCAAGTCCTGCTCGTTCGCCGCGAGTCCCGCGCCCAAGGACTCCCCCGCCGCCTGCTTCGCCGCCGCCCCCACCTGTGTGCCGTAGGCGCTCGCGATGTCGCCCGCCGCGACGGGCACCGCGCCGCTCCGCAGGGCCCCGATCGAGTTCAGGCCGCCGAGCATCGTCCCCACCTGCTGGGCCAAGGGCCGCTGCGCCGCCTGCCCGAAGCCCGTGGCCGCCTTGTTCGCGGCCGACGCAGCCTGATCGACGTACCCGCCCGTCTGGAACGGGTTGCTCATGACATCCCTCCGAACTGCGCGCTCATCGGCGCGGCGGTCTGGAGCCCCGTGGGGCTCCGCTGCAGGAGCCGGCGGCCCACCGCGGGCACGATGCCCTGCATCGTGTTGCCGGGGAGTTGCGCGGGCGCGCCGGCCTCGGCGTTCGCCGGCTGCTCGGCCATCCGGCGCTGCAAGAGCATCTGCCCCACCGTGGCCGCGCTCGGCGCGGGCCGCTGGGGCTGGACCTGAAAGCTCGTGGCGCTCCCCATCATCGTCCGCCTAGGGTTTCGCGTTCGCGGTCGCACCCTGCAGGTGGACCGTGTTCAAGACGGGCTGATGGCCCGCCGTCCCGACCAACTCGACCTGCAAGTGCTCGTCGCCCCCGGCCGGCGTGAGGTGCATCCAGGGGCCCGTGAAGACCCCAGCCGCCGCCCCACCGGGCAGCGCCGCCGTGGCGACGATCTTCCCCGTGGTGAGGTTCCGCACGTTCACGGTGACCTTCCCCGCGGGCGGCGTGCCGTAGACCACGGCGCGCACCAAGTCCATCCCGGCGTCGGCGAAGTCCACGGCGGAGGCCATCGCGGCCGCCGTCGCCGTCCCGGCGCCGCCCAAGGTGATCGTCGTCCCCGCGTAGTTCTGGTGGAGCGGAATCGTCGCATGCGCCACGATGCGGCCCACCACGCGCTGCAACTCGTCCTGCAGCACCGCCGCGTGCGTATCGGCTGGCTTCGCCGAGAACTGGATCACTTGGCCGCGGGCCATCAGGTCGTTCCATCCGTGGCGAAGCCATAACTCACGAGGAGCGCGACCACCGCCGCGAGGGCGGCGTTTCCGCCCTTGCTCCCGGTCAGGTTGATCTTCGCCTGGGGCGTGGCGCCGTTCGCGCCGAACGCAGCCGTCAGTCCCAAGGATTGGTCGGCGCCGATGGTCATGGCCTTCGTGTTCGTCGTGCTGCCAGAGGCCGTGGTGTAGATGTCGAAGCGGGTGCCGTGACTCGTATTCGACCAGTCGCCGACGGCGACTGCTTGGATGTAGGCGCCCGTCGCTGAACTCGACGTGCCATCATGGCCCGTGGCGCGCATCATGCCAATCGCCTCGGCACCACCCACATGTGTCGGTGAGCTGACGGTGCCGTCCCAGCGGCGCAAATCCACCACCGACTGGTTCGCAAAGGAGAGCGCGACGTAGGCCGCCTGATTGGAACTGTTCGCGTCGCCGTACAGGTAGATCGTGGCCGGGGTGATCGCCGCCGTCCCCGGGAGCACATACCAGAGGCCACCTAGCGACACGAGGCGCACCACCATGTTCGTCGCTCCGACGACGTTGATGCCGTTCGGGCAGCAGATATTCCCAGTGCTCAGGCCGTGTTGCAGGGTGGTCTTGGCATCGAGGCGCACCGTGATCGTCTGCCCGTCTCGTCCGTCGTCGAACGTCGTGATCGTCGTGGGGTTGGAGTTGCTACAGCGCAGCGAGTTCGTAGCGCGAACACTCGGCGATGTGTCTCCGTCCGTGACGCTCAGACTTTCCGGCTCCGGAGCGGGACCAGTATGATAGTCCCGGACCGTGCCCTTCGAGGACCCGTTCAAATAGATGTGGACGTTGTTTTGGCGCTCGTTATCGGTGGCGCCGTCGTAGGAACCGTTGTAGAACGCGTACGTGTTGATGGAGGAGTCGTAGTTGGTGATCCACGCATCCTGCCAATAGGAGTCCGTAAAGTAGAAGCCGCACTCGAAGCCCTCGGCGACCACGCCGCTCACGAACAAGCCCGCGACGTTGCCCTTCGTGCAGGCGCCCACCAGGAAGCCGACATAGTTCGACGCTGGGGGCGAGCCGCTGGTCGAGTCACCCGAAAGGAGCAACCCGAAGAAGCGGTTGTTCCGACCCTGGATGAGTTCGACGCAGGCGTTCGTGCCGACGAGTCCCGTTGGCAGCGCGAAGTTGCAATGGTAGAAGTCGTTTTCGTCCGCGTTATCGAGGACGAGCGGTCGCATCGTCGTTGCGACCAGGACGTTGTAGAAACTATTGCGCCAGGCGTGCGGCGCCGACGGATTCGCATTGATGCCAACTGTGGTCGAGCCCTGGAGATAGAGACCACTGCTGGCGCCAGTGCTGAAGGCTTCAATGATGACGTCCCGCGCCGTGCAGAACTGGGGTTCCGTCATGTGGATGCCCGTACACGTCCCGGTACAGGACGATCCGTTCAGGTCGAAACCTTCCAACGTGTGGTAGCGCGTCTGATAGGTAGACGTCCCCGAGGGATCCGGGGTCGCGTTGCCGACCAGGATCGCCGTGGCGTTGTTCAGAACCGGACTGATGTAGGTGGCACGGATCCCAGCGCCAGCGAACTTGATCGTGACGAATTGCTCCACGGGAATCTGCAGCGTGGCCGTGGTCTTGTAGGTGCCGGGCGGCAAATACACCTTCCCGCCCCCATTGGCCGCGCAGGCGGTAATCGCCGCTTGAATGGCCGTGGTGTCGTCCGCGATGCCGTTGCCCTTCGCGCCGTAACTGGTGACGACGTTGTAGACGTTTTCGATATTGGGGACGCCAGCGCCATACGTGTACGCAAGTTCGGCCAGGAGCGCATCGCGCCGTGCCTGGAGGCTATAACTCTTGATCCCCGGCAGCGCCGTCTGCGATTCGTAGGCGAGGATCTCCTCGGCCGTTGCGCCTTCGCCCGGCAGGGGCCACGGATACTTAGCCATCGAACGGGCTCCAGATCAGTTCGCTCGGGGTGATCCCGAAGGTCTGCGCCGCCGTGTTGACCTGCAGGTTGTAGGGCGGCAAGGTGCCGTCGTTCGTGAACCCGCAGACGACGAGCACGCGGTCGTAGTAGGCGCGCGTCGGCGCGCCCTCGCACGACACATTCACCGTGAGAATGCCGGGGCCGACGAACGGCAGATTGAGGAACTGCCGGAACCCCAGCAACTGCTGGAACGCGCCCGAACCGCTCAGCCGCATGATGTAGATGGACGAGAGCCCCACGCACTGGTTCGGCCACGCCACGTTCAAGGGCACGGTCCACGTGCCGGCGCCCCAGAGCGTGTAGGGCGGCACGGCGATGTCGAAGCTCACGGCGTACTTGTTCCGCGCCAAGGCGTCCATCGTGATGAGCGTGAGCGTCGTGCCCGGCGTCCCGCCGCACAGCCGGTCGCACGTCGCCCCGTTCGCCACCAGCGGCGTCCCGCTCGGCCCCGTGTAGGTGGCCGGCGTGTCGGTCTGCTGAAAGCGCATCATCCCAAGGCGCTCAGGCCGCGCGTGTCGCGCCGCCGGATCATCGAGACGTTCGCGTTCCCAAGCTCCACCGGCCGCGTGAAGCCCGTGAGCGTCAGGTAGAGCTGGAATGCGCTCGCCGCGTAGTTCAGCGGCGTACTCGTCATCCCCACCGCGCCCGTCGCGAACGTGCGGGTCAAGGTCTGCCCCGTCGCCAAGCCGTCGCGCCAGGGCGTCACGGCGATCGTGACCCCGTTCGGCGCGTCGAACCGCTGGCGGAACTTCCGCAGCGAGTAGAAGCCCAGCGTCTTCTCGGTCGGGAACTGCGTCGAGAGGAGGTAGGGCGTGTAGGCGCTCCCCCCGCTCCCATCGACGGCGGCGAAGTCGTTCACCGTCAGGGGATCGTCGAGGCTATAGACCCGGCCCCCGCTCTGGCTCACCACGTAGATCGGGATCATGTCGAGAAGTACGTACTCGCCGAGTCCACCGGCGACCACGCCAGGTCTTCGGCGTAGACCTGCCAGTTCTGGCCGGCGGGCAGGTAGCCCGTGGGCAAGTCGATCTCGTTCGGTCCCTGCTGCGTGAACCACGAGGCGTAGAGGCCGCCGCCCACGACGTACAGGAAGATGTTGACCGGGGTCCCGTTGGCGTTGTTGAAGATCGTGACGTTCTGATTCGGCGGCGTGCCCGCGACCGAGGCCGTCGGGGCCGCAATCAGCGTCTGCACCGTCTGCGGCGCGGTGTACGCGGAGTAGAGGCCGTTCTTGACGTGGCGCACCTTCCACTGGTACTGGACGTGGCTCAGGTTGCCCGTCACGTGGTAGGTCGCCGTATTGGCCGGGAGCGTCGCCTTCAAGACCCAGGTGAGCGTGGCATCCATCTGCCAGAACTCGACCGGCGCCGTGGCGTCGCCCACCGTCCAGTTCGCCGTGTAGCTGGTGGTCGTGATGGCCGTGGTCGAGGGCGCCGAGGGCGGCGCGGTCGCGCCCGCCACGCTCGTCGTCGGGATCACGTTGCCGTGCGCGTAGGCCGTCGCGGTGCTCTGCACCCAGTCCGGCTGCCACCGCTCGCGCTCCACGTCCCACTGCCAGAGCACCCACGGGTAGGTGGCGGGCGTCGTCCCCTGGGGATGCACGCCGAAGAGGACCACGCGGCGGTCCGGGTGATAGAAACAGAACGTGCTCGCCAAGTTGTCCAAGGCGAGGAAGTCCTGCTTCCGCGGCCCCACCATCGGCTTCACGTCGAACCCGTCGGTGCGGAACATCCCGGCGGCGCCGATCCCGTACCAGTAGCCTTCGGCGAAGCACAGGGCGTTGGGGTTCGCGCAGCCGAAGCCCGAGGTGTTCATCACCATCTCGGTCGCGTACTGCCAACCCGGGTAGGCGCGGCCCGCGCCGCTGATGCGGTAGAGCTCGTTCGCCTTCGCCACCAACAGGAGGCCGCGGCCCTGCTTCATCGCCGTGATCCGCTGGCCCTTAGCGCCGATGATGTTCCAGGCGTCCTTGTCGAACCCGTCGGCCACATCGCCCAGCGCGAGCGACATCGAGGGCGAGCGGCCGAGGAAGCTGTGCCGCAGGTACTCCGGCCGGTCCTGGTTACTCGCCGCCTCGTCGCCGTAGCCCGCGATGAAGAGGACGTTGTTGTACGTCTCCAAGCAGTAGGGCTGGATCTCCTGCGGGATGCCCGGCGTGATGACGTACTGGCTCGTCGTGTCCGGCGTCCCGATGGACCAGGACGGCACGGTGAGCTGCGTCGCGGTGTTCGAGCTGATGATCGCGACCTCGCCCACGCCCGTCCCGGCCACGATCGTGACGCTCTGGCCCGCGAACTGGTTCGTGGTCCACGCCTTCGTCGCGTCCGTCAGCGTCGTCGCGCCACCGGCGCTCGCCGTTCCGCTGTCGCCCGTCCCGGCGAAGGCGAACCGCGGCACCTTGGCGTTCGCGTTCGGGTTCCCGATCTGGACGGTCGGCACCGTCTGATTTAAGGAGAGGAACCAGCGCCGGCTCGCGATCGAGAGCGTGGCGTCGGCGAGGAAGATGCCCTCCCAGAGCTCGGAGGCTTGCGGCATCGGGGCGCCGCCGCTGTCGGTCCACGCCGCGCTCACGACGTGGCCGCTCGGCTGCAGGGAGAGATCGACGCGGCTCGCCGCCTCAGAGGCGCCCTTCAAGGCCATGTCCTGCGTCACGAACCAGGCGTAGCACTTGTGCTGCGCCGTGTCGTAGCCCAGGACGATCCCGCCGATCGAGGTCCACGGGTACACGCCGCAGAGCCCCGTCACCTCGGCCGGACTGCCCGCGTCGTTGTGCAGCGTCAGCATCAGCCGCGAGCCGCCGCGGGTCGCCATCCGGCTTGCCTGCGTCGGCGTGAAGTTCTGCCCGTCGGCGATCGTCCCCGGCTCGTTCAGGGCGATGGCCGTGTTCTTCTCCATCCCCACCGTCCAGGAGGGGATCTCCAGCGTCTCGTCCCGGAGGAGGCGCGTCACTAGAACGCCACCTCGACGTCGAACGGATCGACCTTGGTGCGCCCGGGCCAGGTGCCCTGGCGGCTGATCCGCGCCATCAGCATCGCCTTCCGGTCCACCCACCGCTGCTTCAGGTCGGGCGGGAAGGCCGACTCGCCCCCGAGGCCGAAGGCGAAGCACGCCTCCAGCGGCACCACGTCTTGATAGCGGAGCGGGATCGCGCTCGGCACGTCCGTGTCCTGCGCGAGTTGGGCCGGCCAGTAGCCGTACTTGAGGTAGAGGTTGAGGCCGAGTTCGGTGTCCTTGGAGAGCCGGATCACGGGGCTGTCGTCCGGCCCGGCCACGGCGAAGAACCCGTTCCCCGCGTCGCGCAGGTCCTCGAGGCGGCACTCCTTCAGGAGGTCGCCGTCGTCGTTCGTTTTCCGGAGCTCGATCCAGTAGGCGTAGTCCGTGATGGCCGGCGTCTGCGTGGCGAGCGTGTAGGACTCCACCGGCTGCGTGGACCACGGCTGGGTGGTCGTCGCATCCGGCGTCAGCAGGACGTCCTTGTAGAGGTAGCCGCGGTTCCGGCTGTGGATCTCGGCGATCAGCCCGTTATAGGCGTCCGCCAAGACCTGGTTCAGCACGGTCGGCGTGTAGAGGGGGTCGTCCGCCGTGGTCACCAGGTACGTGAGGAGGATGTTCCGCATCGTCGCCAGCGACGGCATTCATCCCCCCTTGAGAAGCCGGCGACCGACCTCCCTCTGGACGTGGGCGACGTGCTCGGGGAGGCCCCGCTGCTTCGTCGCGGCGAAGTCGTGCAACTGCGCGTGGCTCATCCGGAGGACGCCCCGGTTTTCTGGACGCACGTCCTCCGGATGGTGTTCCGCGATCGCCATGAGCTGGCGCTGGGCCACGCTCTCGGCGGGCACCGCTACGGCCGGCTGACGCGCGCCGCGCCGTCGTCGCTCGAGGGCTGCGGCCGCTCGCTCGTGTACTCGCCCGGCGCCTGCATCGGCGGCTGGCCGGCGAAGCTCATCTTCGACGTGCGGCCCTTGTTCCGCTGCTCCAGCCCGATCACCTTCGCGATCGCCGCATCGTGCTCGTCGTGCTCGTGCCGCCCCGGCTCTTCCATCTTCGCGTAGTGATGGTCGAGCTGGAACGGGCCGGCGCTCCCGGCGCCGCGCTTGAGGCCACCCAGTCCTGCCATGCTGCCCTCCTAGTGATGCGTCTGGAAGCGGTCGTCCGACACGCGGTCCCCCGAGAGGTCGGAGGCCGCCACGTCGCGATCCTTCAGCTTGCCCGGCTTCTTGATGTCCACCGGCTTCCCGTCATCGCGCAGCCCATCGCCGTCCAGGCGCTCGAACGGCGCGCCCAACGGCTTCACGGCTTGGGGGATCCCGTAGGGCTTGTCCGCGTCGCCCGGGAACTCCTCCACCGGATCGCACCGCGCGCCCGTGAGGCCGCCGTACAAGGGCCCCATCGCCCGGTCGATCGCGGCCTCGTGCGCGGGGTTCGACAGCTCGCCGGCCCCGGGCGTCCGCGTCTCGAAGTCGGCCGCGAACGCGCCCTCCCCGCCCTTGACCCTAAACTTCGGCATGGGCCCGCTCCTTGTGGGCCGCGCGCTTCGCGGCCAGGGTCGCCCGTCCCTTGGCGAGGTTGGCGCGGCGCGTCGCCGCCAGGTTGTCCCGCGCGATCGCGGCCGCCAGCGCCGGGTCCACGGCCACCACGTCGGCGCGCGTGGCCGGGTTGCGGAAGGCCGCCATGTCCTTCTCGAGCTGGAGCACGCGGTCGTTCACGCGCCGCGGGTCCTCGCGCCAGTTCTTCGTCGTGAAGAGCCAGTCGAGGAAGGGCCGGAACATCTCCTCCGGGTACGTGTCCTCGACGAACGCCTGCTTGTCCCAATCCCACCGTCGGATGTTCATTTGTTCAGCCTCCCCAACGTGTGGGCCAAGTTCACCATCTTCTTCGTGTGCGGGTCCGTGGACTTGGCGGCCCGCGCCATCTTGCTCGCCGGGATCTTCTCGTCCTCAGGCACATGGAGCGCGCGATGCAAGGCCCCCGGTTGCTGGATCGCCGAGCTGATCCACTGCTTGCCGTCGTGGTGCATTCAGCCCGCCTTGACCAGCGGCCCGGCCCCGGCATCCCGGAGCTGGCGCCGATGGTCCCACAGGAAGTCGGCGAAGTGCTCGCCTGCCGCCCGATACCGCTGGGCCAGCAGGGTCTGGTTGAACTGCCAGCGCCGCCGCACCTCGCGCGCCGTCGTGCCGGCCCCGTCGTAGGGGTTCCCGACGAACGTGCGCTCCAGGTTCGCCAGCGCCACGCGCATCTGCGTGTCGTCCAGCGGCCGGTACGGGTGACGCCCCGTGGCCGGGTCCCGCGGCTGATCGAACCATTCCCAGAACTGCGAGCGCGGCACACCGTCGGCGCTCGTGAGGATGAACTCCCAGCGGCCGGCGACCTCGTTCCAGCGGAGGTCAGCCTTGTCGTCCAGCGCCCGGAGCGCCGCCACCCACTCAGGCTTCGGCAGCACTCGGGCTCTCCGCGGGCGGTTCTGGTGCCGGATCCGCCGCCATCTGGAGTGGCGCCTCCGGCACGTCCATCGAGGGCGCGGGCGGCTCCGGCCGCACGACCTCCGTCACCGCGCCCTTGAGGCGCAGATACTCCGCGTACTCGTCGTCCGAGAGCAGCCGGCTCATACGAACGCCCCGGTGACCACCGGGCCCAGGTTGTACTTCTGGGCGAAGTAGGTGAAGAGCGTCGTCCGCTCGCTCAGGGTGAGCTGATGATCGAGGATCACCAGCTCGTAGATGTCGCAGGCGCAGAAGTTGGCGCCCGCGTTGTCCGCGCCGATCGTCATCACGCCGGAGAAGCCCGTGTTGCCCGTGATCGTGCCGAGGGCGTGCGTCGGGGTCGTGGAGTTGTAGTAGTCGTTCCCCGTCCCGCCCGCGCCCGTGATGTCGAGGCCCACGATCGAGGGGTACTGCGTCCCCGCGACGGTGCTGGAACCCCACGGGATGAGCTTGGTCGTGGTCGTGCCGGGCTTCAGGTTGGCGCCGTTCCCCACGTAGACCGAGGAGTCCGTGTCCACGTAGATGCGCGGCGTGACGCTTGCCCCGTTGGACCCCAGGAGGCTCGAGGCCGCCGAAGGCGCGATGGGGAGCGTCGCCACCACGAAGATCGAGCACGGGGCGGTCGCGGCGACGGTGGCCGTCATGTAGCTGGCCGTGCCGTCGAAGCGCACGCACGGGTGCTCGTTGATCCCGCGCTGGTAGGTCGGCTGGTTCGCCGCCGTGTTCTGCACGAACGGCGTCTGGTTCAGGCTGTTGTCCGGCCAGCTCGAGAGCTTGCCGGTGCGGACGGGGCTCGCGGTTGCGGTCGGCCCGTTGCCGATCGCGTCCGCATCCAGCCAGAGCTGGACCCCCGACAGGGCCCGGGGGCCGGCGAGGGGTGCCACCCCCTCGTTCCCCCAGCCGGGCCGCGTGTGGACGCCGCCGAGGCCCGCCATCAGATCAGGCTCGGCGAGATCTGGTACGCGCCCCACAGGGTCGCGTCCATCCCGTCCTCGTAGGTCGCCGTGACGCCGGCCGCCGAGAGCGCGGTCGTGCCCGGCGTGAACACCGTCGTGGCCGTCAGGCTGATCTTCAGCGTGGCGATCACCGCGATGTCGATCGGCAGGAGATTCGCCGGCGCCGGCGTCCAGACCGTGGTCGAGCCCTGGTTCGTGGGGCCCTGCACGACCGAGGCCGTGCCCGAGCTGTTGACACACAGGGCGTAGTGCATCGTCGCCCCGCCCGTCGCCGCCGTCACCGCCGTGCCCGTCAGGGTCCAGAAGTTGTCCGTCCCCGAGAGGCTGTACCACACGCCGTCGATCGTGAAGGGGCAGGTGTTGACCGTCTTCACCTTCGAGGTCGTGGTGGCGATCGCGCTCCCGCAGGCCGCGTAGGCCGCGTTCTCGACCTGCATCAAGAGCGCGTTGAGACTCTGGATCACGGCGCCTTCGGCCGTCGTGCGGCCGGAGTTCGAGGCGCCGTCCGCGATGTTGGCCGTGCCGGCCGCCGCGATCCCCGAGTCCAGCGGGGCCCCGAGCGGGACGACGGCCACCACCTTCAGCTTCGTTGCCATCCGTCACTCCTGTCTGAGTCCTGGGGGCTGGCAACCGGCCAGCCCCCAGCGTCCGCTGCGACTAGGCGACCTTGTCTAGTCCGGAGATGTCGTTCAGGTCTTCGATCACGCCGTGGGCGTTGCGCTGGATCCACGCGAGGTTCCAGTACTTCCGCAGGTAGCCCTCGATCGCGTCCTTATCGACCACGCGGTCGAAGACGGCGCCGTCCATGTCGGCCCAGTCCGTCCCCACGACGTCGGCGAGCTTGACGGCCGAGGTGTTGACGAAGAAGAGCCGGCTGTTCGGGCAGTCGTTGTCGCCGATCACCGGGATCGCGCCGCCCGCGTGCAGGATGGCGGCCATCGGCTTGTAGCCGCCCTTGAGCTGCACGTCCTGCCCGTCGAGGCGCCGGAGCGGCAGGAAGATCTCGCTGTACTTGAGGACGATGCCCGGCCGGCAGACCGCGAGGTCGGGGGTCATGCGGCTCCGCGCCCGCACCGTCTCGATCGTCTGCATGACGAGCGAATCGGAGATGTCGCGCAGGGTGCCGCTGTTGTTCAGCCGCACGGCCTTCCACGCCTGGCCCACCGTCGAGGGGTTGATCGTCTCGAAGGTGCCCGAGTCGTAGATCGCGGCCGAGAGCCCCGCGGCCTCGCCCGCCACCGTGTTGTCCGTGGTGGCCGTGGCGCGGACCACGAGGTCGCCCGTCGTGGTGTTCGGCGTCCCGCCCGAGACCGTGAAGGTCTGGGCCGAGTGGTTGACGCCGGTGACGGTGAAGGGCCCGCCCGCGCGCACGCTGTTGGCGACGCCGGAGACGCAGGAGTAGAACTGCACGACGTCGTTGTTGTAGAGGTGCCGCGTGCCCGTGCCGCCGTTGGCCGGGGCGCTCAGGGCGCCGCCGAAGCCGTAGTCGCCGTTCACGACGGTCTGCGTCGTGCTGTTGGCGCCGGTCGAGACCTGCGCGACGCCCAGGGTGGCGCCGCAGAACATCTGGCGGTTCACCTCGAGATCGTGCGCCTGCAGCCGGTCGCTCATCACCTCGGCCAGGGCGGGGCGGAAGCTGCCGGACTGCTTCTTCGTTACTTCGATCGCGAGGCCGTCCAGCGCCATCCGGGTGTAGGTCCGGACCACGTTGACCTGGCCCTGCGAGTACTGGCCGACCGAGGCGGCCGGCAGGTTGGTGTTGGCGCCGGCGTTCGCGCTGCCGCCGCCGATCATGGTCTTGACGCCGAAGATCCAGACGCGGCCCGTGAACTGCGCGTTCTCGAGCCGGCCGAACTGGGCCTTCAGCGGGACCTCGGGGTTCGCCGCCTGGACGTAGATGCTGGTCCAGTAGTCCTTGGCGAGGTTGTTAAGGTCCGTGAGGGTGTTCGGAGTCGCTGCCATTTCGGATACACCTCATGCTGGCGCCCGCAGGATCGGGGCGCTCCGAAGAGTCACCGCAGTAGGGGAACGGTGCCTCTCAGCGGCGGCATGAGGCGTGGCCGTGAGGTCGGCGAGGTGTCAGGCTGGCGGGGGCCGGCCGGCGTCGCGTGGGCGATAGCCGGCCGGGTACTCAGCTCCCGACGGTTCTACACTGCAACTTCTTGCACGTCCTGTCAAGAGGCGCGCCTAGTCGCGCACCTTGGTCCAGTCGCTGATCGCCTTGTCCATCGCGCCCCGCTCGGGCGGAATCGGCTTCCGCTCCTCAACCTTCCGCGGCGCCGCGGGCGAGCCGCCGGCGGGCGCGGTGTTCGGCGCCTTGCCGCGGTCCAAGACCCGGGCCGTGTGGGCGTTGTGGGCCTCATCGGCCTTCTTGCCCTCGAGTTCGGCCAGCCGCGCCTGGAGCGCCGCCATCTGCTCCGTGACGGGCTGGGACGCCTTCGTGAGGTAGGCCTGCTCGGTCTCAAAGATCTGCCGGACCGCGGCGGGCGAGAGGTCCGCCTGCCCCTTCTCCAGCGCCATGCCGTAGAGTACGCGCACCCGCTCGGGATCCACCGTCGGGAAGTCCTTCGCTGCCTCGGTGATCCACGTCACGGCCGTCTGCACGCCCTCGCTGACCTGGCTCTCGGTCTGCGCCTGGCGCACCATCTCGAGTTCGGCGCCCTGCTCCCGGGCCTTGAGGGCGTCGTCCCAGAGCTTCGCGAAGGCGGGATTCGCCTGCCGGACCCGCATCAGTTCCTGGTACTGCTCCCACTTGGCCGGGTCCTTCTGGGCCTCGAGCATCTCCTGCTCGCGCTCCTTGAGCCACGTCTCCCTGGCCTCGGCCCGGGCGATCCGGGCGTCGGCGTCGCGCTGCGCCTGCTCGACGGCCCGGCGCATCTGGGCCACCTGGGTCGTCTTGAGCTGGTAGTCGTGGTAGAGCATCCCCTCGGTCTGGAGCGCCGTGAGGGGCTTTTCCACGAACGTGTTGCCGTTCTTGAGCTTGAAGACGAGGCCCTTCGGCACCTGGTAGGGCTTGCCGTCGAGGTAGGCCTCCAAGGCGTCCTTGATCGGCTGGGGCGCCGTCAGCGCCTCGATCTTCTGCGTGGCGAGGTCGCGGCGCCAGCCGGACTTGACCAGCGCCTCGACGAGCTCCGTGGCTTCGGCCCGGGTCTGGGGCACCTCGGGCGCGGCGCCGGCGTCGGCCGCCGGGGCGGCGCCGGCATCGGCGGCGGCCGCGTCCGCGGGGGCATCCGCGACGGCGGCGGGGGAGGCATCGCCCCCGGCTACCCAGGCCGCGGTATCGGGCGGGGTGTTCACATCGGGGTTAGGCATGGCTGCTCCTCGTTAGGGTTGGCAGTCTACGGTGCGGCCCATCATCACCGAGTCCGCGAAGCCGCTCCTCCCGTTGATCTGCTCGTACTCGAACACCAACTCGCCCGGCCGCCACGGCCGGGTCGTGAGCGTCCCGTTCTCGTCGTTCAGGGCCGCGTACTCCCCGAGGCCGGCCCCGCAGCGGGCGCACTTGCCGTCCGGGCCCGCGACGTGAACCACGTTGACGGGCGCGATCGGCATCGTCATCCGGCGCCTCCGGTCGGGGTGGGCAGGGCGAGGCTCCGGTCCCGCGCCGCCGCGCCCGCGGCGCCCTGCGCCTGGGGCACGTTCAAGGGCTGCGGCGGCGTCATCGCCTGCCGGTGGTCCTGGATGTGCTCCAGTAGCATCTGACGCACCGTCCACGGCTTCGCCACGTCGAGCGCGATCTCCAGGTGGACGTCGATGTGGATCGCGTGGTCGTCGTCGTCGGGCAGGAAGACCTCGGAGCCGTCCGCGTTCAGGAACTGGACCTGGGGGATGGGCTGCCCGGTCTGGGGATCCGTCTTCGCCTGGCCCGTGGTCGGATCGACCTCGGGCGGCCCCTGGGTGACCCGGATCTCGCCCTTCTCGAAGGCGATGTTCTCCTTGCGGGCCTTGGCGTAGTGCCGCGTCTGGCTCGCGAACGCGCCCTCGATCCCGCGCCCGAGGTCCATCAGGGCCAAGCCCTGCTTGGGGCTCATCCAGCCCTTCTCGGTGAAGTCCTTGACGTCGGCCCGGAGCGCGGCCTGCGACTGCGGCCGGAACCCCTCCAGGTCGATGTCGATGTCGTCCGGGTCCGGCAGGTCCTCGCCCGTGATGGACTGCACCATGAAGTCGAGGTCGGGCCGGTGGACTGGGAGCCACCGCTCGTCGTCCTGATCGTAGCCCCAGCGCGCGATCTTGAGCTGCTGGCGCCCCCAGACGATGAGGCTCCGCTTGAGTTGCTGCACCGCGTCCGAGAGCTGGCCGGCCTCGGATTCCTGCAGGAGCTGGACGGCGATCCCGGAGTCCACGCCGGGGGGCACCTGCCCGCGCTGGATCTCGTGGAAGGCGCCGATGTCGAACATGATCTTCAGCATCTGCTCGATCAGCCGCCAGCGGTCGGGCGAGACCTGCGTCGGCCCCACCTTGTGCAGGATCCCTTCCAGCGCCTTGTTCATCACCGAGGAGTGGAGCGGGATCTTGATGTGGCCGCCCGCCACGTTCGTCACCTGCTCGAAGACGCCCGGCACGTCGAAGCCGATCCACTGCCCGACGCCCGAGAGCGCCTGCTCCTGCAGCACCAAGCCGAACTGCTGGTTCAGCACCTTCTGCGGCGAGATCAAGTCGCGCGTCGTCGCGCGCCCGTAGGGATCGTAGGGCCGGCGCTCGTCGTAGATCGCCGTGTAGGGCACGATGCCCTGCGGCAGCGGGCCGTCGTTCATCAGCTCGTTGCCCGCGATCGTGATGAGCCGACCCTTGGGGAAGGGCTCGCTCGGGGCTTCCCAGTACTCCGTGAGGAGCGTGAGCTCGCGATCGGGGATGCGGCCGCCGTCCCGGCCCGTCAGGAGGTCGTTCCCGGTGATGGTCCCGTAGGGCGCCGTGATCGAGCGGACGATGGACTCGTAGTTCCGGATCGTCGTGATGCCGGCCACCGTGGCGACGTCCTTCGCCGCCTCGCCGTACTTCTCCTTCACGACGCTGATCGGGATCACTTCCGTGTCGGTGAGCCAGCGGAAGCCCTCGGCGGGATCGAGGCCCGCCGCATCCCGGTTCACGCGGATGTTGAAGAGCGAGCGCACGGCCGTATCGACGTCGCCCGGCCGGTAGTGGTAGGCGCCCTCGTCCAGCGGGTTCCCCTCGGCGTCGGCCAAGAGGTTCCCGTCGCGGTCCACCGGGTACTCCAGCGGCTCCCCGGTGACCGGGTGCGGGGCCTTCACCGTCGCGGTGGCGAGCCCGCCCAGCGTGGGGTTCCAGAAGCTCTTGAGCCACGCGGCGCCGCAGCCGAAGGCGAGCCAGAGCGCCTGCCGCACCTTGGCCTCGAGGTCCGCCTTCTGCCAGCGGGCCTGGAGGAAGTTCGACCCCACCGTGGCGCGGTCCCGCTCCTCGTAGTCGTTCGTCTTCGGCGTCGCCCGCCAGCTCATCGTCGGGCTCGTCAGCCGCTGCAGCCGGCTCCGCAGGATGGGCCGGATGTAGTTCATCGTCACCCGCGTCTTGCCATCGATGTTGGGCGTGTCCATCCAGACCTTTTCCCGCAAGGCCCAGTCGATGTGCTGCCTTCCGTCGATGAACAAGAGGTGCTGCGTGGCGAGCTTGTAGCGGCCGATCGCGTCCCACTGCGAGTCGTTCAGCAGGCGTTGGACGTAATCAACCTTCTTCGCCTTGTCGGCATCCAGCGGCGGGTAGTCGGCCGTGCGCGAGAACGCGAGCGACTTGGGGTCGTTCGGATCGTTCGGGCGCGTCTCCTGCGTCGCGCTCGGCGCCGCCCCGAGGCCTGCTGGACTGCTCATCCGGCCCCGCCCCCGTTGCCGCCCTCGCTCCGCGCCCGGAAGAGCGCGATCACCCGTTCCTCATCCCAGCCGAGGTCGTAGTGGAGCCGCCGGGCCTCGCCCTCGAGTTCCTGGCGGACCTCCGCGCTTTCCCAGTTCTGGACGAAGCCGTTGAGCTTCTCGGGCAAGAGGCGGATCTCCTTCGGGGCCGCCGGCACGACGCTCTCCCGCGGCGGGACGGTGTAGCCGTCCTTCCACGCCGCGTAGAGCCGGTCCTCGGCGATGCGCTTCTCGGCGACGGCCTGGATCAGCGCCGCCTTCACCTCGTCCAGCCGCGTGCGCGCGACCCAGGGCCAGCGCACTAGATCATCGCGTGGAAGAGGTGGATCGTCCCCGTCACGCCGGCCGTGCCCGAGGCCCCGAGCGTCACCGTCACCGCGGTTCCGTAGTCCGTGTGGACGAGGCAGGGGAAGGGGAGGAAGAAGGGCCCCTTCACGAAGTCCCAGGCAAACGTCGTCGTGACGCTCTGGCCCCCGACGGTCCGCGTGAGGACGATCGGCTGGACGCCGCTGATGTCGGCCGAGTACTCGGCCTCGATCCCGGCGATGAAGCAGCGCACGCCCGAGGTCGCCGCCTTCGTCAGCGTGGTCGTGGCGTTCGCGCTCCCGGTCACCTCCAGCACATCGCCGTTGAGGAGCACTTCACTCAGCATGGGTCACCTGATCCCGCGCACGGGGAAAGAGGGGAGGTCGCGGCGGTAGGCCCCGCTCGCGTCGATCACGGCGCCGCCCGCGCCCGTCTGGGTCGGGCCCAGCGCCCGCTGCGTCTCGGCCACAAAGCCCCACGGCGTATCCGGGCGCCCGAGCGGCCGGCGCGCGGAGATGAAACTCGCCACCGTGGGCACGGCGTAGACCTGATACCAGGGCCGCAGCGGCGGCGGCTGGGTGCTGCCCATCGCGCGCCAGGCGTGGGCGACGAAGCCCCAGGGGCCGGTCGGCAGCCCGTTCGGCGCGCGCGCGCTGCGGTTGAAGTCCGGCTCCGTCGAAAGGTCGAGGAGGATGCCCGGCGGGTTACTCTGGATGCTCAGGGGGTAGGGCTGAGTCGAGCCCATCGCGCGCCACGCTTGCGCCACCAGGCTCGCGGGCCCCGCCATCTGCGGCGCGCCGGTAAAGAGCCCCGGCGGCCCGCCCGTGGTCGCGCTGCTGCCGCCGCCCGCCGCCATGATCTCGACCGCGATGCCTTCCACATATGTGGGGAAACCCGAGGTACAGGCGACCGTCGCCTGATTGGTCTCCCACTCGCACCTGTGGCCCCCAGATGTGGAGCTGTAGCCCGACGAAAGGTTCGTAAATCCGCTGCCCGTGCCAGGCGCGGAGCCCGTCGAGTTTGTGCCGAAGAAGCCGAAGCCGATGCTATTGGCGTCACGGAAGGCGCCCAGTCCAATCGAGATGCTGCCATTGGAGTAGCCCGGCGTGCCGAACGTACTACCCGTGTCCCAGCCTGCTGGGATGCGGTTCACGGAATAAGAAATGCCCGTATTGTTCGCCGCGAAGGTGACGTTTGGCCTTTGCGTGCCGCCGCTCGCCGCAACGGCCGAAAACATCGCCACGCAGCCACCTTGACTCGTGTTATATGACCGCGCGCCGACTTGTGCGAACGTAAGCCCGGAGATATTGACGCCGGTGGGGCTGACGTTGTCGTTGTATTCCAGGCCCACCAGCACCAAGTCACCAGCCGACCACGTCACCGTCTCGTTGAAGGTGTAGGTGGTGGCGGCGCCATCTACCTGACCCGAACTGAGGTTAGCGGGGGCGAGACTCATAGCGGGCACTCATGGATGCGCGGCTGTCCGTTCCCGTCGGCGATTACGATGACCGCAGTGTAGACAGCGACCTGTTGGAGCCTGGCCCTCATGGTCCGATCCTCCCGAGCGAACTCACGGCCACGCGATCCCAATACCACGCCCCGCTATTCGTGCATTGGTTGATGATGCGGCAGATGTCGAGATAACCCGGGAAGGTCAGGCCCGCGTTCGTGTTAAAGCTCGTGAGACCGTTGCCGTCCGTGGTCGGGTTGTCGCTACCAGGGCTCCAGATTGAGAAATAGGTCTGGATCGTGCCATCCAACCACACACGGGTCTGGTGCGCACTAAAATCAAGTTCATACTCCAAGGAATGCCAGGCGTTCAGCGAAGGCAACCCACTGGAGATATAGATATACGAACTCCCCGGCGTACAAAGCAGCATGTGCCCGTTGAGCCACTGAATCCCCAGTACAGTTCCCGAGAGCGAGGCGTCCTGCATGCGGAAGAACTTGAAGCCGCCGCCATTGGGCCACGCCGTGCCGTAGAACCAGCCCCGTATCCAGAGGTGGGACGCCTGGCCGACGAGGTTGTAGGCCACCTGCGCGCCGACATCCTGCCCCGTGTTCGAGAATCCGAACTTGACCGAGTAGGTCCCGTCTTTCGCTTGATCCGTGGAGAGCGAGAGCTGGTCGCCGCTCGGCGTCCCACCCGAGAGGTTGACGAACGATCCCCAGGAGTTCTCGAAGGAGGCGTTGTTCAGAATGTCCGGCGTCTGGTAGCTGCCCGTCACCGTGATCGTCGGCAGCGTCGTGGTGATCGTCGCGCCGTTGATCGTGCCGTTGATCGTCTCGGCCGTCCCGGCGCCGGTGCCCGTATAGGTCGCGGTGTAGGTGCCGTCCCCGTTGTCGCTGACGGCGCCGATCGTCCCCGTCGCCGTCCCGCCCGAGAGCGAGAGCGTCACCGTCGCGCCGCCCACCGTGATGGCGGTGCCCGAACTGTCCTTCGCCGTGACCGTGATCGTCGCCGTCCCCGCGACGGCCACGGAGGTCGGCGCCACGCCGATCGTCGTGTGCGCGGCGTCCGGCGCGTTGGCGCTCGAGGCCGTGAGCGCGATGCTCTGATTGATCGTGTGGGAGGCGACGGTCGCGGTCACGGTCTTGGCTTCCGCCACCGACGTCTTGAAGGTCGCCGTCGTGGTGCCCGTCGCGTCCGTGGCGGCCGGGGTGGTCAGCGTGTTGCCGGTCCCCGTCGCCGTGAACACGGGCCAGACACCGGCTAGCGGCGTGTTGTAGGCGTCGCGCGCGACGAACGTCAGCGTGACCGTCGTGCTGTTGTCGGCCGGCAACGTCCCCGAACTCGTGGTGAACATCGAGGCCGCCGCGCTGACCATCCCCACCCCCGTGCTGGCGGAGAGGGACGCCAAACTGGTCGCGGCGGCCCCGAGATTCGCTGGCACCCCAGGCTCGTCAGTTGTCCGAGCTGACCGTGTACGTCGCCACCTGCACGCCGTTGCCGGCGTTCGAGATCGAGAAGCCGACCCAGAAGTCCATGATGTTCGCCACGGTCGAGTCCCAGCCCGTCCCCACGGCCGGCGCCGTCGCCGGCACCTGGTAGACGCCCGACGTGTTCACGGCGTCCGTCTGGCCCGCCGTGAGGGTGAACATCACGCCCGAGAGCGTGCCCATCCCGAGGAACTTCGCGTTGGTGCCCGACCCGACGCTGTTCACCACGAGCTTGATGGTGAGGTAGAAGGGCAGCGTCGTGTGCGCCGTCGCGTTGAGCTGGATGGCGCCCGTCGTGAACGCCACGATGTTCGCCGTCGGCCCCATCTGGACCTGGAACGTGACGGTGCCCGGCGTCGTCACGATGTTCGAGATCCCACCGGCGACGTCGATCGTCACGGCCTGCCCCGTGTTGGCGAAGAACCCGGCGGGCACCGTCCACAGCGCCTGGGGGTTCAGCACGGTCTTCGCCGTGGTGTACGTGTTGTAGAGCGTGCCCTGCGCCTGCTGCGACGCCACGAGTGCCCGATAGCCCAGCATGGTGCCATGCCTCCGTTACGTGAGTTTCCGACCGACTCCGGTGCCAGCCGGCACCACGAGGTGCTGCCGCTCCTGGAAATACTCCTTCACCGCCACGTGCCCCTGGTCGAGCACCGCATGGCAGTCCGCTTCCGTCGCGATGTTGGTGGTGATGGTGACGCGGCCGTTCATCTCGATGCCGACCAGAATCTCCGGCCGGATGTCCTGCGCCAGCACGTCCCTGGGACGATTGACCTGCGGCGGTTGGGCCACGCTGTCTCACTCCCTGCAAGAACTTGCAGTCAGCCGAATGTAGGAAATCGCCTCAGATGATGCAAGAGGCAGCTTCAGGATGCGTTCTGCGTCACGCCCGAGCGATGCACCGGCACCAGGCGCTTGCGCTGCTCATCGACGGCCAGCACGTCGCCCGGCGCCGGTCCCCCGCTCGTCGGGACGCCCGCGCTCCCCCGCCCCGCCAGGTGCGCCGGCAGCGCCCAGAGGTGCCGGCCATGCACCACGGCCAGGACGTCGTGGGTCTGCCCCAGCGCCCGGAGCTCGGCCTGGAGCCGCCCCCAGCGGTCGAAGAAGTCGTGGTAGCTTTCCCCGCCCCTGGGCGCCGCCTCATCCGGCCGCGTGTGTTGCAGCCGGTCCAAGGCCGGCTTCGCCGCCGCCAAGGTCTGCCCCGAAAGCGAGCCCACGTGCCACGTGCGGAGCTCGGCCAGGGGCACCACGGGCACGTCGCCCCCCAGCGCCTCGGCCACCAGGTCCGCCGTTTCCCGCGCCCGCGGCAGGTCGCTGGTGAAGATCACGGCCGGGGGGTGCGCCTTGAGGGCTTCCCCCACCCGCGTCGCCATCGCGCGGCCCTCGGGCGCGAGCCCCACCGGCGACCACCCGCGGATCCGTTCGGCCCCCGGCGTCCCCGCGTTGTGGGCCGTCACGCCGTGCCGCACCAGCCAGAGCGTCACGTCAGGTCGCTCTCCAGCTCGAAGTCCATGTCGGGATCGACCCGTGTCCGAAACTGCGGCGCGGCCGCCCGCGCCAGCACCTGCCGCGAGGCCTGCGCCTCGCGGTACGAGGTGCTGTCCAGCGTTTCCTTCAACCGCTGCTCCCGCGTGTCCGGCTCCTCGGGACTAAACGGCCGCACCAACTCGAGGTAGCGCAGGCAGTCCACCAGGTCGTCGTCGGCCTTGACGGGCGTCCCCGGCGGCGTGCCCGGCTTCTGCCGATACCGCTGCAGTTCCCAGATCAGCCGGCTCTCGTTGACGTGCCCGTCCCACGAGGAGGTGCAGAGCGTGGGCAGGAACCAGGCGTGCGGCGCCCCGAGCTTGGGGAAGCCGCGCTCGTTCACGTCCGTGGGGTGGGGATGCCAGGGATCGACCCACGCCGCCCGGTTCACCAGATCGATCGAGGCCTTGACCGACCCCGCGTCCTTCGGCACCGGTGCGGCGAAAATCCCGTGCTCCGCCACGTTCACGATGGCCTGCGCCCCCGCCCCGCCCGGGTCCGCGTACACGTCCGGCCGGCATTGGAAGCGCGCCATCATCTCCTGGTAGGCCGTCGCGTGCTCGGTGTCGGACTTCCCGACGGCATAGTGCTCGGCCACGTAGAAGCGATTCCCCGTGTGGTCGATCGCCGTGAGGAGCCCGCCGTGCCGCTTGTTGGGGTCGATCGTCAAGACCCAGCTATAGGGCCGGTTCGGGGGCAGCCCCGGGAGCCAGTAGTCCCGCCAGTTCAAGGCCCAGGGGAAGAGCAATCCCTCGACGAACCCGTACTCGCCGAAGAGCCGCGTGCGCTTCTCCTGATCCGTGAGCACCGGGTCCGCCGCGAGCCGCGCCGCCCCGTCCCGCGCCGCCGGGTTATCCGCCATGCCCATCTGGATCAGCGTCACGTTGTCCTTGCGCCAGACGCGCTCCCGGCGCTGGTATGCGGGCCGCGCCACCGGCTCATAGAGCTTGGTGTGCGTCCAGTCCATCCCGAGCAAGGGCGTGAACGTGAACACCAAGCACCCGTTCGTCGTCGCAAACCGCTGCATACAGGAGCTGTAGATCCGCGGGTCCTCCGGCTCCTCATCGACGATGATGAGGTCCACGGGGTCCCCCTCGAACGCGCGATAGCCCTGGTCCTGCGACTTCCCCCAGATCTCCCAGCCGCCGTAGCGGTCCTGGCCCGTAATCACGGGATGCGGCGACTGCACGTAGGTCGCCCCGAGCCCCACCAGCACCTCGCCCAACAGCGACTGCTCCCAGTTCGACCGCCACTTCTCCCCCGTCAAGGGCGCCACCCACACCTTCAGGCGCCGCCCCCGCGGGTTCCGGAGCCGCTGGTAGATCGGCCCCTCGCGCCGCACCAGCCGCGCGATGATCCCCCGACCCGCCTGGGTCTTGCCCGAGTTGTGGTGGAGCACACCCCCGAGCCAGTAGTGGTGGTAGCCCGGGACCTCGAAGTCCCACTTGCGGTCCACGCGGAGAGGTACTATACTGGTTACCACCAATGCCGGCCCGTCTCGCTCCAACTCCCGATCAAATCGCGGCTCTGCGATCGCTCTTGGCGGATCCCACACTGAGTCAGCGACAGGTGGCCGAACGGCTCGGCTGGCCCCTCCGGCGCGTCGAACGGCTGATTCCCCGCTTGGGACTCCCCACCCACCGCCGCGGTCGCTTTCGGGGTCCCACGGATCCCCGCTGGCGCGGTGGTCGGATCGTCGATCGGGATGGCTACGTTCTCGTGTACTGCCCTGGACATCCGCACCCACGGCGGCATACGCGCTACGTGCTCGAGCACCGGCTGGTGATGGAAGAGATGTTGGGCCGCTACCTGGACCCCCAGGAGGTCGTGCATCACCGCAACAAGATTCGGTCTGACAACCGGCCCGCGAACCTGCAACTGTTCGGGACGAATGCGGATCATCTGCGCGCCGAACTGACCGGCCACTGCCCGCGCTGGACCCCGAGCGGTATAGCACGGATCCGGGCCGCAGCTGCCCGATGGCACGCCAGCCATCCGGTGTGGCAACCCGGTGTTCCGTCGCACACACCCACGCCGCCCCTGAACTGAGCGTCACCCGCACCAAGCGTCCCGCGGGCTTCGCGTAGGGCTCCCGCGCCCGCGCCACGACCAACTGACCCGCCGCGTTCTCCGCCCAGACGTGCCAGTCACCGCGGATCTCGGAGACCACGCGCTCGCAGCCGGCCACGGGGTCGTAGATCGCCTGCTCCGGGCCGAGGCACTGATTGCCGCCCAAGATCACGATGATGTCCGAGTGCGCCGCCAAGGCGAACCGCTGCTGGCGATGCCACGGGAACGTCGGCCACCACAGCCGCCGCGCCACCGTCTGCCACTCGGCCGGCGTCGTGATCTTCGGGGCCGGAGCCTCGCTCAATCGTCCACCCGGTCGTGCAACCCGCCCAGCAGCCGGAGCCGCGCCACCTCCCGCTCCAGGTGCGCCACCCGCATCTCCAGCTTCGTGGTCCGCGACGCCGTCACGTCCACCAGCCACGGCAGCGGCGTCGCCGCCGACAACGCCCCCGTCAGGAGCCAGCGCACCCAGCGCCACGGCTGCCGCCACGCCGACGGCGGCCGCTCCCGGCCCTCCTCCACCAGCGGCAAGAGGGGCGGCACCGGACCGGTGTGCGTCATCTCACCGCTCCGCGCGCTCCAGGCTGTGTCCATGCCACGCTGGCCCCTCCCCCTTTTTTCGTCGAGCCGTCGAAGCCGAAGTGGCCGACCGTATACTCGGCGCCGTCCGAGAAGGCGACGCGCTGACCCGGCCGATGCCGGCTGGCGGCGTACCCCGTCCGTGGAGGCCTACTGGCCCGACGACCAGCGTTCTTGATGCCGTGACCGTCTCGGCCTGGCGTCTTCACGTCACACCTCCGCGACTTAACATTTCGGTTCCAAACGAAGGGGAAACTCCAGAGAAGGACCCTGCGCGCCGACCCCCCGGGGGGCCTTTTCCGGAGCTATGGGGGTAGCCGGGGTTGGGGCCAGGGCGTGCAGGCGCTCCATCAGGCCGGCGTTGATCGCCACCTGGGCGTTGTACCGGTCCCTGAGGCGCTCGAGCGCGAGCTCGGCGGCTTGGGCCCGGCACACCTGGCAGTCGCCCATCGTGTTGGTGTAGACGGCGAAATGACCGCAGGCGGCGACGGGTTCGCCGGATGGATTCACGGATGGCGCGCCGTCACCGTGCGGCCATTGGCGCCGTGGCGCCATTCGTCCCGTTGGCGCCTACTGACCGTCACTCAGTCCACCACCTCGAAGTCGGCCTCGATCGCGTTCGCGATCCGCGCTTTCAGGCCGTCGTCGTGGGGCATGGCGTTGAGGATCCGGGGAATGGCCTGCAGGAGCGCCGCAGCGTCCACCTCGCCCTCGCCCGGTGGCGTGACGTCTTCGACGCGCGCCACGGGCAAGCCCTCGGTGTAGGCGGCCGCCAGCTTGATGGCGGCGATGCGGTCCGCGTTCTTGGTCTCCGCGTAGATCGGCTCGCCCTTGCGGTCCACGCCGACCTGCTCGCGAATCTGGCCGGCGATGATCTCGCTCAGGACGTCCGGCGCCTTGGAGTGTCGGAGCGCGGCCTCGAGGCGCTTGACGAACCACGACGGTTTGCGGCCCGTCGCCTTGGGGTTGCCGCTCCAGAGCGCGCCGCCATGAGGCATCACCCGCAGCGGTGGTCCCGCATCAACGCCGCTTTTTTGGGGCGCTTTCTCTCTACCAGCATCTAAGTTCGGAGAGTTCTCCGTCGGCTCGGCTTCGATGCGGGCGGGTTCGGTCATCGGAGCAAGGTCAGGCTCCGCCACAGCGTATCCCGGGAGGGGTGACGGGCCACGCGATGGCGAGCGAGGGTGTCGAGGGCTTCGTGGATCCAGAAGCCGAGGAGGAAGCCGAGGGCGAGCGTGGCGAGGGCGAGGTCACGCACGGAGGGGCGCGCCGGCGGCGTCGAGGAGCTTGCTCGGCTCAGGAATCACGGGCATACGCTCGGGGTCCACGACGAGGACGGCGAAGGAGCGGCCGGCGTCGATGGCGGCGAGGAGTTCGGGCATGATGGCGTCGAGCTGGGTGTCCAGCATGGCGTGGGCGGCCTGACGGGCCTTGGAGGCGGCGACGATGAGGGTCGCGGCGGCCTGGCGTTCGGCGGGCGACTTGAAGTGCTGGCGGAGCTTGCGGCCGAGGGTGGTGTTGCGCCGGGGGACGCGCGGCGGTTCGAGCTTCAGGTCGGGGTGATCGCTTGAGGCTGACGGATCGGGCACAGTCGTTGTCTTTCCGCAGGTGCGGGACACTGCAACCCATCCCATCCCTTAGGTAGACCGCGGTCCAAGAAAAAAGCGCGCGTGGTGCTTCGGAATGTCTGGGGGTTGGGATCGGTCCGCTGCCGACACCCGACGACCCTCTGACGCCTGTCGGCCCGACCCCCACGCGGTGCGCGTCGTCGTCTAGGCGCGGGGGCTCCGTGGTCGAGGCGGGCCCGCGCAGGGACGAATGTGCGTGCAAGAACCTGCGCTGTCAAGAGGCGCGGATACGGTTAACCTATTCGGACGCGGACGTTTCACGTGGAACGGGGCGGTGTGCAGAACTTGTCACTTGCGCGCGTTCTCACTTGTGCGCATCTTGTCCGTGTAGCCGGAGCCCATCCGGCGACGGTGGCCAACCCCGACACGGAGCGACACGATGGAGCCTCGAGACCTCTACCCGAAGCAGACGGCGGCCATCCTGCGCCGGCTGCTCCGGGCCAACTTCCCCGCCTGCAAGTTCTCGGTCGTGACCGAGCGCGGCTCGATGGTCTCGAGCGTGCGCATCGGGTGGACGGACGGGCCGACGGTGGCCCGCGTGGAGCAGATCGCGAGCCGCTTCGAGGCGGGCCATTTCGACGGGATGACGGATTGCTACGACTACGCCGACACGGCCGACCGCGCGCTCCTCATCGATGGCGTGTTCTGCCGCGCGGCCACGCGCTACGTCTTCTGCAACCGCACGCTGTCGCCCGCCTACGAGGCGCGGGTGGCGGCCGAGCTGCTCGGCCCGAAGCCCGTTCCGCCGCGCACCGAGTGGGGCCGCGGCATCGAGCGCGGGAACGGCTGCGGCTGGTACGACTTCCAGAGCGTGGTGTGGCAAGCGGCCGGCGATCGGGAGCAGGTCGAGGACCGTTGCCGCTTCGACGCGCACGCCTGGGTGGACGCGATCCGCTCAGGGGCCCGCGTCGCCCCCTCGTCCGTCTGCTACACGGAGGCCTGACCGATGAAACTCCCCCCGACGCTCGAGCGGTCGGACTGGCCGCTGCGGATTGCGCGGCCCTACTGGCTGCTCACCCCCCAACCGCTCCCCGGGCAGCGGGACCGCATCTTCCGGCGCTTCGCCACGGACGCCGAGCGCACGGCCTGGCTCGAGGCGCACGGCTACGTCTGCCTCGACACCCGGCCGGCGCCCGAGGTGCCGCGCTGCGGCCGCTGCGGCGAGGGCGCGACGTTCCACGACGACGCGGGGCCCAGCTCGGACTGCTGCGATGCGCGGCCGGTGGCCGTATGAACCGGGCGATGCACGAGGCGGCGCACCGGAGCGTGGCGCAGGTGCGGCAGGCGGCGGTACTCTTGGCCGACGGCTGGCCGGTGTGCCGCGTGACCGAGCTCTGCAATCCCACGGCGCGGCTCTGGATGGCGACGCACCCGCGCGAAATGGCGGTGCTGGTCGCCGCGGCGCGTTCGGAACCGGAGCCCCTCAGTGATCCGCGGGACTAGGGGCGCGTGGCGGGCGGCGGTCGTGGCGGCCCTGGCCGTGGGGCTCGCCGTCGGCTTCACGGTGGGCGGGGCGGTCGTGCTGTGGCTCGCGGGGCCGCCGGATGCGCCCGGGGTGGTCTACGTCGAGCGGTGCCCTTTGGTCGTCACATCGCCGCGCCCTGTGGCGCATCGGGGGCGCCGATGAGTGCGATGAATGCCGGGGAGCTGCGGCGGCGGATGGACCTGGCCGGCGTCACGGTGGCCGAGCTCGCGCGGCGCTTAGGCGTCTCACGGCGCACGGTGACCTACTGGGTCGGAGCCGAGCGGCCGATTCCCGAGGGGCGCACCTTCCGGATCCGGCGGGCGCTCGAGACGGGGCCCCGCTGCTCGGCCTGCCACCAACTCCTGCCCTAGGGGGCGTCGAGCTTCCCCACCGCCCCGTGCAGGTCCACCCAGTCCTGGAATCTGAGGATCACGAGCGCGCCAGCATCCGGGGCGCGCTTGGGCTTGAAGACCACGACGCCGACCTTGGCGGGTGTTCGGGCCTGGCCGGCAGCGACGATGCCGGCGAGCCAGTCGGTTAAGTAGGCGGGGCAGCGGCGGCCGAGCTTGGCCTGGTAGACGAACAGGCCGTCCTCGAAGTCGGCGCCGGCGCGCTCGCCCGTGACGGGGATCCGCTGGGTGCCGAGGTCGCGGGCGAGGCGTCTTTCTAGGGCTTTCCAGGACTTGTCGCTCACCGGGGGTCGGTCCCGAGCGCGGCCCGCTCATCCGCCAACGCTGCCTTGGCGTCGTAGTAAGCCGCCCGCGCGCCGAGTTCGGTTGCGAGTAGGTCGTCGCGCTTCCACGCGGGTAGTCCGTCGAATGGCGGCTCGCCCTTCGTGCCGAGGAAGGCAGCGCGCACGCACGACTTGTCGTAGCCCTCGGCGTCGCAGAGCAATCCGTCGAGCGAGAGCACCAGTCGCTCCAGCGCCTTGGCGGGCTGTTCGCGCGGGGGCGCCGCCCGCCGAGCCTCGGCCAACTCCGCTTCGGCCTTGAGGCAGCGTTCCTCCCACTCGGTGATGTGCGCTCGCACGTTCTCGTTCTCGCACATCATCTCGACGGCCGACATCGTGCGGAGTCGGTCAACGGTCCGCGCCAGCTGCAGTACGTCCTCCATAATCCATCGGAGGTCGCCATCCACGTCGCCCTGCAACCGGATATCCGGCTTCTCGCCGTAGTAGTGAATCGAGCGGGCGCGGGCCTGAATCTCGTCCACGCGGGCCTGCAAGTCCTCGGGCAGGCTCGGCCCCTGGGCCGCCGGGCCGCTCACCGCGCCACCTCAAGGGCGAGTTGCTCGCCGTCGCGCTTCTTGAATGCCTTGGGGCAGCACTTCTCACAGCCGCCGAGTTGAACGCGCACCTGCTCGACATCCACGCGGATCACCTCAAGGCCGTCGCGCACGCAGTCCGCGACGAACCGCGCCGTATCACGCTTGGAATCTGGCAAGTCCACGCACGCGGCCACCCAATGGCCGCACGGCTGCGCGACCCCGACATAGGCCATGCTCATTTGTCACCCTTGGGCATTGTGTAACTTCCCACCCGAACGATGAACGCCACGCACCCGCAGCCGGGGAAGTGGCAGCGATCCGCCGTGCCTTGGTCCCCGTCACCGTGCTCGGATAGACGGTGCCCGCATACCACGCATAGGTCGCCGCTCAAGTTTCTTAGTTCGTTCATCGTCCGTCCTCCCCGGCGCGCCCCGACGCCTCATCGGATGCGCCTGTGAGCGGGGTGGCCGCTGGCGGTGTGTAAGCCGTTGCCCGGATGCCCCGCTCGCGGTTCCGCTCGTACACCGCGTGCAGCAGCTTCCCGATGCGCTGGCGCATGCTCTCGTCCCACGCCGACCACGCCGTGCCGTCCTGATGCCAGCCGTCGAGCAACTGGCAACAGTCAATCAGCGTGGCCTCGACTTCCTCGCCGTCGAGCGGGTCGGGCGCGGGGGCCGCCGCCAGCCGCCGCAGCAGGGCGACGATGAGCCGAATGTGCTTGATGTCGAGCGCGAGTTGGTCGTTGTCGCGCAGGTGTGGGTGGCCCGCCAGCATAGCTTCGAGTATGTCCGCTACGCCGCTCGCCATCCCGCGTTCTGTGTCGCCCGCGCCCGGCGCGCCGCTCACCGGGTCACCCCACGTTCGATGTTGAACGCCTCCGCTCGCGCTTCGTCTAGCAACGTACCGCGCGCTGGAGGCCGACGCCTTCGAGGCCTCGCGGGGAACCCTGGGTGCGGACCACGGTAGGCGTCTCCAGTCTCAGCGTAGCGGAAGCACATCGCCGCCACCTGCGTCAGTTCGGCGATGACCCGCTCCTGCGGCTCGTCGGCCTTGATGGCGTCCCACAACTCGTCCACTTCCTCGCGCAGGATGGCGTAGAACTCGTGCCTCCCCCACGGCTTGCGACCGTGCTTCGCGTAGGCGTGGTCGAGTTCCGCCGCGACCGCCTCCATCAGCGCACCCCGTGCTGTATCGCTCATCCGTCCCTCCCCGGCGGGCTCGCGCCCACCCCGACTAGACGTAACCTGATACAATCTTCCCCGACTGCCATTCTCATTTGGCGCACCCCGGATCGTCGTCGTCCACTTCGAGGTCTGCGTCGGTGAGGTAGGTGCTCATGTCCCACCGCATTTCCATGACGGCTCGGTCGAGGTCGCTCATCGGCCACGTCGCGGCGACCGAGACGTAGGGCATTTCCGTGCTCACAACGTTCATCGTCCGTCCTCCCCGGCGCGCCCCGACGCCAGCACGGCATTTACAAGATTGTTCAGCAAGCCGAGCGTGTATTCGTCATCGCCTAGGCCGTCTGGCGCGCGCGACTTCCCGCCTAGCCACTCGCGCGCCTCCCGCATAGCCTCCTGCACGTCGCGGTCGGGCGCGGGGGCCGCCGCCAGCCGCCGCAGCAGGGCGACGATGAGCCGAATGTGCTTGATGTCGAGCGCGAGTTGGTCGTTGTCGCGCAGGTGTGGGTGGCCCGCCAGCACAGCTTCGAGTATGTCCGCTACGCCGCTCGCCATCCCGCGTTCTGTGTCGCCCGCGCCCGGCGCGCCGCTCACCGGGCCACCTTCTTCCGGGTAGCGATCAGTCGCTTCGCGATATGCCCCCGGATGCTCTGGCCGCTGTACGTCCCATTCTCCTCCAGGCTTCCGACCGTCTCGACGCAGATACGCTCCAACTCGGTGCCCCCGACGCCGAGCACGACGGGCTGCACAACGCGCACGTCGGCCACATCCTTCGCGACGACGACGAGGTAGCCCGCCTTCTCCAGCTGCTTCCTCACCTCTGGCGGCGGCGCAGACGCCTGCGCGAACACGGCCAGCAGCTTCGGTTGTTCGCTCATCCGTCCCTCCCCGGCGCGCCCCGACGCCAGCTTCTTGTGCAGGTATGACGCGAGTTCGGCGCAGCCGTCGTTGGCGTGGAGTCCAACCTCTCCCGGCCAGTTGCGTATCCAGCGTTCCAGCGTCTCGCGGTCGGTCGCGGGGGCCGCCGCCAGCCGCCGCAGCAGGGCCGCCGCTTCGCGCATATCGCGGGTAAGTCGCCCTTCGCGCCAGCCCGGCGCTAACCGAGAATCGGCGCAGAGCGCATCAGCGTGCTGCACCAGCCTCTCTGCCGATTCATCGGCCTGCGCTTGGTCGCCCGCGCCCGGCGCGCCGCTCACCGGGACACCCCAACAGTCGGGCCGCCCGCTGCGATGAACGACGCGAGGTCACGGTGACTCGTGGATAGCTTGAGACGCGCGACGTTCTTGCACGAGAGGCACGTCACCTCGCGCGGATTGGACGTGAGGCGCGGCTTCGGGAACCGCTGCTCGCAGAGCGGCATCCCGGCCCACGCCATATGCGTGCGATTCAACGTCTTGCTCATCCGTCCCTCCCCGGCGGGCTCGCGCCTGCCCCGAGCAACGTTTCCGCGTCCTTGCACCCGCTGCACCCTTCCGGGCTGTAGCGATGGTCACGCAAGACCGCGTGATTCAGTGCATCCCGCAGCCGCGCCAGCTCCGCCTCCAACTGCCGCTCGGTGCGGCACGTCCTCGGCGTCACCTTCACTCGCGTGCTCATGCGTTCCCCCGGTGGGCGCTCACCGCCCCCTCAAGTGGCAACACTTCCTGCGCGAGCCGCTTGGCCGCGATCTCGCAGTACCGCTCCTCAATCTCGATCCCGATGGCGCGACGGCCCAAGTCCTTCGCCGCCCGAAGCGTCGTGCCGGAACCCATGAACGGGTCGAGCACCGTCTCGCCTTCCCTGGTGAGGCCACAAATCAAGGTGCCCATCAAGGCTGTCGGCTTCGGGCACGGGTGACGGTCGTTGCCGTCGCTGCTCCACTTCTCTCGGCCCATCCCGTTGCGATCGGCGTTGGCGTGCTCAGGATTAATCGAGATCACGTCGGAAAGGACTTCGCCCTTCGTGCCGAGCGCGTGTATTCCGTACAGAAAGATCGGCTCCCAGTGCGGCAAGAGCGGCGAGTTGCCAATCCTGGCGCCGAAGCTTCCCGGTTTGTGCCATACGCCAACCCAGTCCCATCCCGCCAGCTCGCGTAGCGCGGTGACCCGGTGAGTGAAAGCCACGACCGCTGACCATCCCCGCATCAGTCGTACGTTCTCGCGCATCCAATCCCAGTAGTCGGAGCGGCGATCATCGTAGAGCTTGCCGTAACGCACGCCCACGCCGTAGGGCGGGTCAGTGATGCAGGCCGCCGAATAGCCGCAGACGGGCGCGATCTCTCGGCAGTCGCCGTGGTAGATGGTGATGCCCGCGTGCTCGTAGTAGGGCTTCATGGCGTGCGCGCCCGCCCCGGAACGCGCTCCAGCTTCGCTGGCAGGAACCGCCGCCCATCGTCGGCCATCGCTTCGTAGTTGCGCGCTTCCCGAAGGCAGCTCTCCGCGAGCGCCGGGAAACGGTTGTCCGCACTCTGCTCCCGCGCGTCGGCGGCCATGCGGTCCATCCAGTCCACGACGCGCCGCGCCCAATCGTTGAGGTCGCGGGACGGCTGCGCGACAAACCCGCGCGAGGTGGGGCCGCTCATCGGGGGCGCCCGCCCGGCCCGGCCAACACGAACAACCGACCCTGCGGTTGGTGCTGCCAGTGTTCCACGAATGTTCTCCAGCGCGTCCGTGTCCACATCGGGAACGCCGAGTCGCAGGAGTCGGCGCCGATCTCCAGCGCGTGCTCCAACTTGCCCAACGTGCCAGCTCGGCCGTAGTGAAAGAGGCGATCCCCGTCGTGCGCGATCTTGAGCCAGCGCGGCGCCGTGGCCTTGAACGCCGAGGTGCCCCCGAGGAACAGGCCGGCGAACTGCGGCAGCGCCTCGGCCACGGCGGGCTCGCTCATCCCATCCTGCACCGCGAGATACCAGGGCCAGTCGCATGGTAGGCGGTCGATCCATGAGAGCGAGTAGTCGAGGCTGGCTTGGCCTTCGGCGGGAAGGTCCGGGCACACGGCAAGGTAGGGATCGCCCACCGCGATGTCGCGGTCCAGCCGGCGCCGCAGGTTTGCCTCATCCAAGTGCTTGCCCGCGCGCCACGCGATGAACGCGCCGTTGTCCCATCCCCACGGCTCGCCCTCGTAGGGCGTCGGCCGACGTTCTACGAACATCCGGCCCCAACCCAATCCCTTGAGTTTGGCGTCCCACTTGGGGCCGGTGCCTTCCCCGACGAGCACGATCACCGCCGGAACCAACCCGTCGCAGACAACTTGAGCAGGTAGGTGCGCGACCAGCGGTCGGCTGGTGCGGTACTCGCCACGCCGATCAGCGAGAGGTTGGCCCACAGCGGGACGGTCAACTGGAACCCGCCAATGCCCCGTGGTCGGTAGGCCCGGAAGGGCAGGAACAGCGCGCCTCCCGTCACCGAGAGTGGGCCGAGCAATCGATGCGTGAGTTGGGCCTGGTAGGAGAGTTGCGTCGTGCCGAGCCGGAGCGTCGTGAGCCCGAACAGCCGGAACCCCGCGACGACAGGCGTGGCGACGAACCCCTCCGCGACAGGCGAGAGGTTACCCGTCGTCTGCATCACGCCGCCATCTATCGAGACGATCTGCGCGCGGGCCGGCAGAGCGAGTAGTGCCAGCATGGCGACCGCCGCGATGGGTGCCCGGCGCCGCACGATCCAAGACCAGAGGCCCGAGCCGCCAATCTTGGCCGCCCATTGCGTGAGAATGACCAACGGCATGAAGGCTCCGAAGGCGAGAGTGAGAAAGACGATGGAGTCCACGAGCGCCGAGACGGCGTTCGAGCCGTTGGAGCGCACGAACCATGAGCGGTTGAGGAGGCGGTGAAACACCAGCGCGTCCACGGTTTCCGAAACGAAGAACGCGCAGGCCGAGGCCGCGGCGATCCGTTCCGTCGCCGGGTTGATGAGCGCACTCAGCGCCGACATCCCGACGATCAGCATTGCCATCCGGCGCTTGAGGTGCTGGCCGTTCCAGAGGTCGTGCAATCGGTCGCGGCAGGCCATCGTGAGCCCGATCAGCAGGAATGCGCTGAACGGGGCGACCCACGGGCCGAACCACGCAATCGCGGAGTTGGCGACGATCGCGCTGCCGACGTAGAGGGCAACGAGCAGGTACGTCATCGGGGTTCGCTCATGGCCGGGGCCGGGCCGCCGACCCACTGGCGTGTGCTTCGGCAATCACGCGCTCGATGTCCACCCGGCCCTCGACGTACGCAACGAGCCGCTTGGCCTGCCACGCCCTTTCAGCGGCCCAGGCAGCGGCCCCGGCAGCGGCCCAGGCAGCGTCCCCGGCAGCGGCCCCGGCAGCGGCCCTGGCAGCGGCCCAGGCAGCGGCCCTGGCAGCGGCCCCGGCAGCGGCCCTGGCAGCGGCCCTGGCAGCGGCCCCGGCAGCGTCCCCGGCAGCGGCCCCGGCAGCGTCCCAGGCAGCGGCCCTGGCAGCGGCCCCGGCAGCGGCCCCGGCAGCGGCCCTGGCAGCGTCGTCTATCAAGCCGCCCGCAAACTCCCGTGCCGCCTTGACCGCCGCGTGGCTCCGGGGATCGGTCACCTTCGCCACAGCGAGCGCCCGTTCCGCGCAGTCGGCCGCAAAGAGCCGGGCCGTCGTGTCGTCCCAGGCGGTCTGCGTGGTGATGCGTGCCGAGCGCACGACGAGCTTGTTGCCGCCGTCCACGATCTGGCCTCGCGCCTCCGCGTGCCAGATTTCGGCGTGCAGCCATTCGCGCAAGTCGTTGGCGCGGCAGAGGTGGAAGCCGCGTTCGCACGCGACGAGTTCGCCCTCGATGGTGTACCAGACGCCGGGCTCCCAGGTGTGCGAGCCGCCGTAGCACGAACGCCGTCCAGGGCCGAGCACCTTGTACAGCTTCGGGTTCATCGGGCCTCTCCCGTGGTGGGCCGACTAGGCCGGGTGGCCTCGTAGGCGCTCACCGCCGCCACCAAGCTCTCCAGAGTGATCGGCGCGCCGTCCTCATCCCGCTCGCCGTGGACGAGCCGCCGGGCCACGTCCACCACGCGCTCGGCGGCGCTCACCGGCCAGCCTCGAGGAGCGGCGTCCCGAAGTCGGCCGGGATGGACTTCCGGCCCCAGGCCCAGTCTGGCAGGGACGAGGGCGCCCGTTGCACCTCGGTGTGCAGCGCCCGGCGGAACTCCTGCAGCGCGATCGAGCGCGTCAGCTCCGAACTCGAGCAGACGCGGGAGATCCCGACGTCGGCCACCGCCGCGGCGATCGCCTCGCCCATCCGCTCGCGCACCACGCGGATACTCGGCAGGCACCAGCCGTTCGGGTTGTAGACCCCGAGCCGCGCGACCTCGGCGGCCACGCGCTCGACGTCCACAGCCGGCGCGTTCGCCCCCGCGGCATCCCGCAGCACGGCCGGCGGCGGGATGAAGGGGCCGGCGTAGGTCCGCACGACGGCCATCGCCGCCGCGGCCAGCTCGGCGTCGCCCACATCGGCCAGGGAGTCGTGGTAGACGACCAGCTTCTCGCGGCCCACCTCGCCGGCGAAGGCACGCGAGAGGACGGCGAGCGCGGCCGAGACGGCCTTCTTAGACGCCACGGGGCTCCTCCTGGGCGAAGTCGAGCAGGGTTGCATCGTTGCGGCGGTCGTGGGTGGGCGCGGCGTGGCTGCCGTTCCAGCGCCCGAACGTCTCCGCGAAGCGGGCTGGCGTCGCGTACTCGGCCCCGGTCTGTCCGAGGTAGGTGATCCACGCGCCCAGCACTTCGTCAGTCGGGTGCTTCAGGACCAAGGGCCGGAGGTACTTCGCCAACTTGGCGTAGGGCGGCTCGCCGCCGTAGGCCGCCGCCCACGCGGTGCCGAACGGTGTGAGCCAAGTGGCGCGCGTTTTTCCGGTAGGTAGGTCTTCTGTGTTTGCTGGGATACCAGCATCTACCAAAGGCGTAGAAGCTTTAGATCCAGACGCGCGATGCTTGAGCCCCGCTTGAGCCTCGCTTAGGGTGTCGCTTGAAGCGCGGCTTCGCCTCGTAAAGCCGGAAATGACACCACCTTTCCGGCCGTTTTCTCGGTGGCTTGAAGCGGCGCTGCGGACGCGCAACCGGATCGCTTCGAGTTTGGGGTTGAAGCGAACCGAAGCGTCGCTTCGATCCACGGGGAAGCAGACCTTGACCTGCTCCAGGGCGGCGTCGGAGATCGGCTTGATGAGGCAGCCGCGGAGCCCGGCGTCGCTGGCCGGGACGCGACCGTTGATCCACTGGCTCCGCAGGAGGGTGTGGTAGGCGCCTTCGGCCTCGAGGCTCATCGCCCGGACCTTCTGGCTACTCTCGTAGTCGAAGACGTAGTACGGGAAGTACGGGAAGGATTCACTCACACGCCGCCCAGGAGTCCGGACAGGTTCACGGACGGGGCGGGAAACACGAAGCCGCGCTTGGCATTGGAACGCCAAACGCGGCTCCGAGATGCGCCGCCCGTGAATCGAACACGGAACCTACTGATTAAGAGTGAGGTACGAGAGAGCGCATTTCGCGGCAAGCCCGGATGAACCACCGGGTTAGTAAACGCACCGGCAGGCAATCCAGCACATTCCCGGGAAAACCCACGCGTGGAGATCTTCACGGACATACCTGTTGTGCGGACTGTCTCACGCGACTTGCATGCAAGACGCCGCCGGTCCAGGCGCCCCTTGGCGGTCTCCCGCCGGGTTAGCAGTTGGCGCTTCATATGGCCACCGCCGGGCCGCCACAGACGTTGCAGGTCGCCGTGGCCGTCGCCGCGAAGCACATCGAGCAGCGATAGGCGAGCACCGGCTTGGGGCGCGGGAGCCGCTTCCGTGCCGCGGGGCGCCGCGGGCCATGCTTGCTTGGGCGCCCGGGCTTGAGGTGCGGCCGCGGGGCCCAATGCCGCTGCGCGTGCATGTAGACGGCGATCCGGGTGACACCGACCATCGCCGCGATCTCGCGGGCCGACTTCCCGGCGATCCACCACGTCTCGGCCACCGCCCAGGCGGCTTGGCGCGCGGGGGTCACGGCAGGTGCGCCGCGCAACAGGGGTGGGTCGGCAACGCGGGCTCCCCGCGCGCCCACCGCTCCCGGCAGGTGTCACAGGGGGTCCGCAACTTGGACGGCTGCAGTTCGGCCCGCGGCGCCGACGCCCACTCCGGCGCATCGTCCAGCACGCTCGGCCGCCGCGGCGCCTGGGTCACGAAGAGTTGCATCATGTGAGCAGGTTCCCGGAGAGCAGGGCTTCAGAGAGCGCGGCGCCCGACGGCGCGTCCTCCGGCGTCACGGGCACCACGCCCCGCCGCAGGAGATCGGCCTTCGCGGCCGCGAGCTGGTCGGCGAAGTCGGTGACGGCGCTCGCCAGGGCCGCGATGAACTTCTCGTCGCGCTCCACGGTGACCACGGCGGCCGGCAGCGTCGGGTGGTAGCTGACCCATGTCCACCGCTGGCGCTCGGCGACCCAGAGCGCGCCCTGGAGCTGCGCGAGGTAGGGGCCGACGTCGCCCGCCGTCCGGAGGTAGCCGATATGCGTCGTGGCCTTGGGGCACTTGATCTCGAGCCCGGCGTCCGAGCCGATCAGCCGGTCGGGCGAGCAGCCCACCGTGCCGGCGTCGTTCGTGATGAACCCGACCGTCTCGCACTCGACGCCGGTCGCGAGCTCGAACCAGGCCACCGCGTCGGCCTCCAACTCGCGCCCGCGCTCCATGAAGTCGTTGTCCTCGCCCTCCATGATGCCGAGCGCCCACTCAGCCAGCAGCTCGTTCAGGTAGGTCTCGGCGCCCGCGAGCGGCTTCAGCGTCTTGGGGCTCATGATCCGGTGGAACTGGCTCGCCGTCGGCATCCCGAGGCGGGCGATCTTCCACGCGGTCGAGCCCTGCGGCACGTCGAGGATCTTCACTTGGCCGCTCCCCGCCGCGCCTCCAGCGCCCGGACGATCTTCGGGTACTCGGTCGCCAGGATCTCGCTCACCTTCTCGACGTGGGCCGCCTTGCAGACCTTGAGGACCGGCACCTTCACCTCGTCGGCCAGGGCCACGAGGTCGGCGGCCTGCTGCTCGGTGATGGGCTCGGCGCGCGGCACCGCGTCGTCGTCCTCGTCCGTGGTGGAGAGGCCGAGGACCTGGATCAGCGACTGCCGGCGCGCGTAGGTCAGGGCGGCGGCCGACTTCTGCGCGCCGCTCATCCGGTCCGTGGCCTCGAGCGGGCACTGAAACCGCGCGCTCACGCTGTGGCCGTTCGCGTGCCGCAGCGTGCAGGTGCAGGTCAGCACGTTGGCCTCGATCACCGAGTCCCAGCCGTAGGACAGGCCCTCCGCGCCCAAGAGCGGATTCACGATGCGCGCGATCTGGTCGATCTCGGCGTACTTGTAGGCCCATGAGCTGCCGCCCTTGGTCACGATCTTGGCGGTCGAGGACTTCGGGATCGGGGGGCACTTCTCCTGGAAGCGCGCGAGCGAGGCCGAGAACTCCTGCGCGGCCGCCCGGTCGCCCAGCCGCTCGTACAATCCCACGATCTTCTCCAGCTTCTCCACGGCGACGCCATCGTTGAGGGCCTGAGAGAGCAGCGTCGTCATGCTCTCCGGCTTGAACTCCCCGACTTCGGCTGGTGCCGTTTTCGTGACTGCGGTCACTGGCTGGCCTCCTCGACCGATGATTTCGCCATGTACGCGCGCACGTCGCGCAGCTTGAACAGGCGCCCGAGCGGCGTCTGGTAGTAGCGCAGTTTCTTCCGGGCCGCCAGCTCGCGCACCCACTGCGTGGAGCAGCCGAGCATCTTGGCGACTTCGGTGGTGGTCAGGTCGTCCGTTGGCATGGGCGGCGAAGATAGGCTTGCGCTTTCGCAAGCGCAAGTGTGACGTTTTGACACGTCGGGCGGATGTCGGACAAACCGGATAGGTTCCGGAAGACTTGACCCCGCCTGTGCCGTGCAGTAGGTTCTCTGCACTGCCTCGCACGCAGCTTGGGCGAGCAATCGCCTGAGAATTGGGAGTGTCGCAGCGGAAGGGGTCGATCCGCTGGCCGATGCTCCCTTTTCTCTGCCCCTCCCTGCGCGTGAGGCGTTCACGCCCGGCGATCTGGCCGGTGGTGCGCGCAGCAAGCCACGGCACGGGCCGGGTCGTGGCTAACGGAGCCCGGACTTGAGCCGCCTGCTGTGCGCCTGCCGTCGTTGGGTTTGGGAGCCACCTCGCTCGCAGCGCCCTGCGGAACGACGTCCGAACCGCACGATCAATCTAGGAAAACGACGACCGAAACGCAAAGCCCCGCCGAAGCTGGGCTCGCGTGTCAGAATGACACAGCCGTTAGGGGCTCCAGACCACCGCGAGGCCAAAGCTGCCTTGCGGCTTCGGAAGGAGTTGCTCCCCGAGGTAGGCCCCGAGATGCACGCCCCGGATGCACGGGTGCAAGCTTAACAGTTTGCACCCGGCCGCCTGCACCACCGCCCGTCCCGCCGTCTCCAGCGCCGTCACCCGCGCCTCGGCCGTCCCCGCCCGGAGGTCCGCGGCCCGGTAGGCGGCGGTGACCGCGACCAAGGCGGCCTGCTGGGAGTCCACCGTGCCCCGCAGGGCCCCGATCTCCAGCCGCAGTGTCCGGGTAACCGGATCAGGCGGGATCGGCACGCTGGGGAACGGCTGGGACGCCTGCGCCGCCTTGGCGAGGCTGTCCGCCACCCGCTGGAGGCTGTCGGCGGTCGCCAGCGCCGCCGCCGCCCCGCGCTCGGCCTGGGTCGCCGCCGCCAGGTGGAGTTGCTCGGCCCGCTCGAGCCGTTCGATGGTCGCTCGGTAGGCCTTCCCTTCCCGCAGGACGCCCGCCAAGGCGGCCACGGCCGCGCTCTCGGCCTGCCCGGCATCGTGACCCGCCACGGCGAGGTAGCCCAGGGCGGCGAGCAAGGCCAACACGGCGCCCCAGGTCGGCACCCGGAGCCAGTTCGTCAGGGGCCGCGTGAGGATCGTCACCACGGGATGGGGGTCGGGCGCCGTCACGGGGTCGCCTGCCGGACCAGGGCGGCCTCGGCGTGCCGGCGCGCGTTGAGGTTCCGGTCGAGCGGATTGGTGAGGTCGGGCCAGAGCCGGTCGCCCATCAGGTCGAGCTGGTGCGCGATGCCCTCGAGGGTCGCCGCTCGGCCATCGGGGAGCGTCGTGGCGGCGTAGGCCGCGACGGCGCTCCGGATTGCCCGCATCTCGAGCCGCCGCGGGTCTTGGGGTGGCCCATCGCCCATCGCGGGCCCCCGGTTGTAGACGAGATCGGCCAGCGCGCCGAAGGCATCGGGCGGCAACTGGTCGGCGCCGGGCATCGCGGCCAGGACCTCGGCCTCGACCGCCGGCAGGCTGTCGTCGGTGAAAACTTCCTGCGCCGCAGCGACTGAGATGGCGATCGTCGTGAGCCCTAAGCCGGTCAAGACGTGGCTCGCGCCCGCCCCGCGGTAGCCCACCGCCTGCCCGAGCAGCGTCACCTCATCCGGCGTCAGCCAGCGGGACCACTGCTGCCTGAAGGTCGCGGCGTCGTGGTAGCCGAGGTCGTAGCCGTAGTCCAGTGTCACGCCCGAGACCCCGCCCGGCCAGTACGGGCGCCCCACGAACCCCTCATCCTTGAGGAGGAGCACCACCGCGGCCGCGGAAGACCTCATGACGCGCGCCCGAGGAAGGGAAGATGAAGGTCCTGGGCGATCCCTTCCACGACCCCGACGAGCGCCTTGGTCTTGTCGGGGGCGATGGCGAAGGCGCCCCCCAGGACCAGGAGGCCGCCCAGCACGACGAACGTGATCGCCACCACGGTCGTGAGCTGCGCGCCCTTGAGTACCAGCCCGTAGGCGACGAACCCCACGAGGGCGAGGCCGCAGACCAAGAGCAGGGTGCCGACCACGTAGCCCGCGGGACTCGTCGCCGCGCTGACGGTCGGAGCGGCCACGAAGGCCTTGAGACCAACGACGGTCCGAGAACCAGAAGGACGCGCTGGCGCGATGGGTGGCGTCATCGAGACCTCACGGGGGCCGCCGTGTCGTCGGCTGCGACTGGCGCGGGAGCCGTCATCAGGTTGAGCCGCCTTCGGTGTTCCGGCAGGTCTTCCAGGCGCTGCACCCGCTGGTCGAGGGAGCGCAAGTCTCGATTCTGTTGCTCGGCCACACCGTTGTGCTCTTGCATCGCTACCTGCAGGGCCGCCACCGCTTCCTCGAGGTGGCCGTAACTGCGGGAGACCAGGGCGGACGCCGTGACCACCGTAAGGACCAGGGTCCACAAGGCGATCCGCAACTCCGTCTGGCTGCGCCGGCGCTCCGCGAGGTCGGCCACTACGGCTTCGGCGGGATGTCCGCCGCGATCTTCCCGACGATGGTGCCGGGCTTCGCCCACTTGATGGCGAGCGCCGTGGCGATGATGGCGAGCACGACCCAGACGACCACCAGGCCGAAGTGCGTCGCCGTGTCCTTCAGGAACGCGAGGATGAACATGACGCCTCCCTAGTGTGCGGCCGCGCGCCGCAGCTCCGTGCGCCAATTCGCCCGGGCCGCCGCGCCGCCTTCCAGAATCCGCTCCTGGTCCTTGACCCACGGCTGCGCGAGCGCGGCATGCGCCGCGTTCTCCAGCATCTGCCGCTGGATCAGGAGGGTGATCGTCTCGGGGTCCGCGTGCGCGAGTTCGGGGTCCTGGTTCATCAGGATCTGCGCCCGCGTGCCCGCCGCCTGATAGGCGGGGCTTCCCATCTCCAGTGTCACGGCCTGCCGCACGGCGTGGCCCCGGATCCGCGCCCGGTCGAGGTAGGTCTGCTCGCCCTCGGTGGGGAGCGGCTTCGTCTCGGGCATCAGTGCCTGCACGCGCACGACCTCTTTCAGCGTGGGGTCGTCTTCGGTCGGGTCGCGCCGCGCGCCCAACGGGTTCAGCAGCACATCGAGCGGGCTCCGCTGGTCCGGCATCGGCTCGCCCCACGGGTTGAGGCGGGGCGGCGTCCACTCGCGAAGCCCCGGCACGCGGCTCTGGAGGTAATCGGCCACCGTGCGCGGCCGGCGCTGGAGGCTGTCCGCCGCCTCGGCCGCCGTGCCCAGGAGCCCCGAGGCCGGGACGAAGCCGCCCGCCACGCGCTCGGCCCAGCGGGCGCCCGCGCCCAAGGGGTCGGTCGAGGCTTCGGCCGCCTGCTGGGTGCCACGCATGAAACTCTCGCCGCTGATGACGGCCGGCACGGTGGCAAGGGCCGAGGAGATCTTCTCCGCGAGCCCCGGATGCTCGTTGTGGGTGAAGGCGTCCCCCATCCCCGTCCCCATCGCCATCCCGAAACCGAGGGGGCCGAAGTTCAGGACGCTGTACCAGTGGCCGCCGACCTTGACCTGGAAGTCGCCCGCGTCCTGGTACTCGCGCATCGCCCGCGCGCGGGGCGCACTCACCGGGCCACCCGTGGCGAGGCCGTGGCGCACGAGGTGGACGCCGAGCCACGCGAGCCCCGTCCCGACGGCCGCCCGCGAGGCGCGAGCCAGGAACTGGTCCTTCAAGGCCGCCTGCACGGCAGGCGGGAGGTCCTGCGTGACGGCCCGCATCAAGCGGTAGGCACTCACGGCCGTGGGGGCGAGCCCGACGGGCGTCGTCTCGAGGCCCCGGGCCGCCACGTTCGTCGTGATCTTGACGAACGGGGCCGCCATCTCGGTCGCGAAGTAGCCGGCCCGCGCCCCGAGGTTGCTCTGGCCCGTGAGCGCGCCCTTCTGCTGGGCGGTCGCGAGCGTGCGCTTCAGTTGGCCCAAGGCGTCCGAGGCCACGTTCTGATTGAGGTAGGTGGCGCGGTCGGCGGCCTCGATCGCGTGCGCCTGCATCTCATCGCTCGGGTTGGCGGCCAGTTCGGCCGCCCGGGCGCGGAGCGCGGGCTCGGCGAGCGCGTGCCCTGCCGCCTGCGCCTCGGCCGTTGCCCGGAGCCGAGCCTGCTGGAAGAGATCGAACTGGTAGGCCGGCTGCCAGCCGAGGCGGTGCGCCAACCCCTCGCGCCGGCCGATCACGTTCTCGTAGTCGTCCAGCACCTTCAGGGCGCCGTACCGGAGGCGCCCCAAGGTCCCGGCTGGCACCTCGGGCGGGGCGTTGGTGAACGCGCCCTGCTCCAGGAACCCCGTGCCGCGACCGCCGCCCGGCACCGGTTCGCCGCGGGCGAGCTTCCCCATCTCGGCGGGGATGGCCTTGGCTGCCGAGCGCGCGACGTCGAGCCGGCTGCTCCCCAGGCCGGTGCGGACCCGCACCTCCGGCGCGATCAGGCGGTCGGCCAGGATCTCCATCGCCCGCGTGGGCCCGGCGCGGAACATCCAGAGGTCGGCCTGCGTGCCCGTCAGCACCTTGATCGGCGTCCGGAAGCTCGAGACTAGGTTGGTCTTGTAGAACCGCGCCACCTTCTGGGCGAAGGTGCGCTGCCGCAGGCTCGCCACGTAGCGCGAGAGTTCCTCGGTGTTCTTGGCGTCCAAGAGCCCGTTGATCCGGTCCCGCACCGCATCCGGCAGCCGGTCGTACTGGTCCCCCAAGAGCCGCATCGCGCGCTCGTGCCAGACCGATGGGTCCAGCGTCTGCCCGGCCAGGATGCGGTTCGCCGCGAGGTCGCGCCCCTGCTGGGTCCCGCCCTTCAGGATCTTGGGGAGCCGCGCATCCAAGGCGTCGGTGACGCGCTGAAGTTCGGCCTCGACACCCGCGCGCTGGGTCTCCGGCAGCGTGGGGTCGCTCGCCTGCTTGGCGAGGTCCACGTACCGCTCGGTGTCCACGTTGTAGAGGATGCGGTGCGCCAGCCGCTCGGCTCCGCTCATCCGGCTCACGGGCACGCGGTCCAAGGCCGCCGGGTCGGCCGCGAGCCGCTGGGCATCGGCCAAGACCTGCGGGAACCCCTCGACCGGGCGGCCCTGCGGGTAGATCTGGTCCACCGTGCGCTGCACCGCGCGCTCGATGGGTCCGCGGAGCTCGGGCGCGACCGGGGGCGGGCTCTGGGGCGCGAGGCCGCTTTCCGGCGTGGGCTTCGCCAGTCGGTCGATGTTGAGGTAGTCGTCCGGGTTCACCGTGCGCGGGAGGTCCGTCGGCCCGGACGCCACCGGCTTCACGGACGGTTGGGGCGCGACGATGCGCGGCGCGGCGTTCGACTCCGGCAAGGGCGGAGGTGGCTCGGCGGATGGCGCCGTGGGCTTCTCGGGCGCCACGGCGGGCGGCAGGTTCTCCTCGACCGGCGGGACACCCCCGGGCGGCGAGACACGGATCGCGGCGGCCCGCTGGCGCGCCAGGGCCGCAGCTTCCTGCAAGGGGCCCTGTGGGAGCGGCACGCCCGCCTCAGGTGGCAATTCGGTCGCGCGCACGGCGGCGGCGGGGGGCACCTCAGGCGCCTCCGGCAGCGGCTCCGTCACGGGGGCCGCGCCTTCCGCCACGGGCGCCGCGCCATTCACGAAGGGCGAGGCCGCGCCGACCATCGTGGCGGCCAGCGGCGCGGTCGCGGCCGCCGCTTGCTCCGGTGTCACCGGCGGCGCCAGCGGGTCATGCGCCTGCTTGACCATCGCAAGGTAGCCCGTCACAGGGCTCGCCACGTCACGCAGCACGGGCTCGGTGGCGGCGATCCGCTCCTCGGGCGTCGTCCCCGGCATCGGACGCGGCGCGCCGCCGGGATCCACCTGACTCAACGCACGCCCGATGTGTTGGGCGAAAGTCGGCAGGCCCTTGATCGCGCCCCAACCCGCTTCCAGCAGGCCCTTCGCCCCGCCCTGCACCGACTCCCAGAGCGAGCGATCGCTCTCGTCCGGTGGCTGCGCGCCCATCGCGCGGCGCGCAGCGTGGAGCGGCGAGTTCGGATCGAACTCCTGCTCGACCTGCGCGGTCGCGGCGCCGGGGTCCAACCCCTGGCTTCGCAGTTCATCCCAGCGGTCTGCCTTGCGGGACAGGAGGTCCGGCTGAACCGGGGGGCTCAACGGTACGGATTCCCGCCGTCAGCGGCCGGCGCGGGCGCGGCCGCGCCCGCCGGGGCGATGCCCGAGCGGAGCCACGCCAAGGAGCCCGGCGCGGCGCCCATGCTCTGCTCCACGGCGGCCTGCGCCCGCATCTCGGCGCCGCGCAGCGCCGCTTGCACCGCCTCGGGAGGTGCGCCCTCAGGCAGGTGGTGCGCGTTGAGTTCCGTCTCCCGCTGCGTGGCGAACGCGCGCTGCGCCTGCGCGACCTGCGCGGGCGTGAAGTTGCCGCTGGCGGCCGTGCCCCCGCGACCGCCCGGCGTCGGCGCCTCCTGGCCTGCCGCTTGGCTCCGAGGCACATAGATGCGCTTGCCGCCGCGCATCACGGGCACGACGGGTTCGGCTGTCGGTGACTTGGGCTCGGGCGCCACGCCGCCCGTGGCCGTGGTCCCGCCCGGGGCCGGCGCGGGCAGGTCGAGCATCGCCTTGCCCACCACCGCCTTGGTCGGCGTCGTGGGATAGAACCGCGTGCCCTGGCTGTCGGTCGCCGCAGGCGCCTGCGTCCCGACGGGCGGCTGCTTCTCCCAGCCCGGCTGGTAGGCCGGGGTCTCCGAGAGGCCGGCCGCGCGCAACAGCAGCATCTGGCCGATGGCGCGGTTTTTCTCGTCGGCGTCCTCCCGCGCCTTCCGGTCCTGCTCCTGTTCGGTCTGGAGCTGGTCCTCGAACTGCTGCTGCCGCTCGCCGCGGTAGGCCTGCAGCGCGCCGCCGATCAACGCCCCCAGCGGGCTGCTGCCGCCCATGCCGGAGCCGCCGCCGTACAGCGTCCGCTGCAGCGGGTACGGCGCCCGGAAGATGCCGCTCGACGCCAGACCATAGCCCATGCCCATCGCAACCCCCTAGAGATGCTTCGCGGCGATGCCCGCGCCGAACCCCAAGGCGCTGCCGATGGAGC